ACCCTATTCAATTGTGTTTGGTTATTGTCCTGACGTTTCACTGTACCCTTGATAGATAACTTACTACCATAGTTTAGATCCTGCTTGTAACTGAAAAAGATCGATTGATCCTTATCGGTGATAGCAGTCACAAAGTACACGCCCCACTTCTGACTATAGATGCACTTCAAGACCTCGATGTTGGCTGTGACACGATCCAACACTTTACCTAGATATCCGCCTTGTGCAAACTTAGCACGATTCTCACCTAAGTCACGTTGCACGCCTTTAAGATATGACGCAGGGAGACTGCTGGCTACTGCTATTTCATAGTTACCAACTATCTCTTCTTTCTCGACCAACTTCATAGCATTGCGGTCGAACTCACTCATATAACCACCGCCAAGAATCTTGAACGTCTTACCTTGATACCAGGCTTTGAGGCTAGCAGCCATGTCGTTGTCTTCTTTAGTGATAGTGCTAGGATCGGCAATGAATTCCATGACCAACTGACGATTAGACTTGCGAGGATCCCCTTTGGTATCCTGTGTATTACCAATCTCGTATGCCACCTTGACATACATACCATTGACACGTTGCGCGGCACATGCCGCCGACAACACAAGCATAGTAGGATACATTGCCTCAACCTTTTTAACTTTAGGCATTTTCTTCTTCTGCTTCTTTAGCAAAAGCCTCAGTCAACAAAATGTAGTCATCACCATGATCGGACACATACCAATTACCATCAGTACGCAGTATGTAATCATATTCCTCGGCTTGACCATTAGCCTTGAAATCTGCAAAGTCCTTGAAGTAACGTGCATAGACATTGTGTTCGCTACGGTCACGACCATAGAAGGTAGTCATGTTGCCGTACAATTCCTCAAACTTACCATCCTTGCTCATTGGGCTGTCAGAGGGTAAGTCCAACACGCTAAAGGGATGCTTGGTTCCGATTGTAGGACGCAAACTTGAGACATCACCTAAGTCAATCAGGTCACGCAAGATGAAGGGATTTGAATAATTCTCAAACAGGATCTTACCGTTGTGAGACAAGTAACCGTCCCAGTGACAATACACTTGACCAATAGTACCATCTGCAAATTCAAGAGAGATTGTAGAACGTGTAGCCATTTCGTGAGTCCTTTAATTAACTGTTTAAGATTCTATTATATACCCAAACCGATTTATTGTCAACCTTTTAGCCTACTTCAGCACCACAGAAAACTACTTCATATACTGCTTCCCGTACAGCGGTATCCATTGCTTCACCAAACTTGGGGTAGTCAGAATCGGCCAATGCCCGCAAAGCACTCTCGGTTTGGTCCCAAGTCAGTTTCAAAGTTTTAGCAGTAATCGCAATACCGTGAACTGCCAAGTTACCTTCGGTACTGAACATTTCGTAAGAGATATCGTATGTCAATGTAGCCATTTGTGAGTCCTTTTCTTTACTGTCTAAGATTCTATTATATGCCCAAACTGACCCAAAGTCAAGCCTTTTATGCCATTATTTTTAGGATATTTTGTTGTTTAAAAACAACAACTTACGCTTCCTTAGGGTTCACGGTAAATTCCAGTCTGGCCAGTCTACCTACGTAGAGTTTCCGTTTCTCATCTAGGGTCATTTCCAGTACCTGATTGGTCGGAAAACGCACCCAAATCTTGTTGGTTTCCATGTCAACTATGGGGCAATTCACTCCCTTGCCCCCTTCGCTACGGACAGTAATGTTCTCACCCTTACGCATGTTCCTTTTCCTTTTTTCCGGCAATAGTCAACAATGCGGCAATGCTAGCCTCGAGGTCACCGGTCATTGTGTAAAGATCCTCGCTACTAAGGTTTTCGTTTTCTAGTGCGATCATGTAACCAAGAGTACTAAGAACATCGCTAACCTGAGTCAGAGTAAGATTTTTATTAGCCATTTTGTGTCTCCTTTATTTAAGTTCAATACTAGCAACTTTCAATCTAGCAAAAATGTCATCACCAAACTTCCATCCTTCGGGCATACTTGTCTGCATGTCCAATTCATTATCAAGTTTAACAGCCTCTTCGTTAGTAATCAAGACAATAGCCAAATTGTTTTTAATCATTTGGGCAATCTCAGTAACAGGACATTTTTCCATAGTCATCGTTACCGCTTGATTATAAATCATGATACAAGGAACGATATGCTCACGATAAGTATTTTCCTTAGTACGGTTTACACTCTCGCCGATAGTGATAAGATGGTCAATGCTATCACTCTCAAGTAATGACCTCGCATTCTCTAGACCAAATCCATCTTCGTTGTCAATCAAAAATCTAAAACGTTTGGCAATCTTTTCAAAGATGTTACGCTCACTAACCTCACGTGGTATAGGCTTGATTGCCTGTCCACGAACCTTTCTTACGATTGTTTCAATAGATTCGATGATACTAACAAGTATCCAAAAATTTTCAAGGATATCACCGTCAAAATTGATAGTGATACATTTCTCATTATCCTTTCGTGCCTTTTCAGAAAATCCCTGCTCCAGCATACGCTTTCGCATTTCGGCAATATCTTCTGATCGTGCTAACCAACCAAAGGTATAATGCTTCTTCTTGATTTCACATTTGACACCGTTGTTGGTATAGAGTACGCAATTATTTTGCTCCTCGTATACACGTTCAGTGTAGCCACGCTCCTCACATGAGGACTTGAATATATTGAAACTAATAGCAGCCATTATATTAGTTCATGAGGTAAGTGCTGATGATCCACTTAGCACGATTGATCGCCTGACGGCCGTCTTCGGCTCGCATACTATCAACTTCACCGTATTCGGTGTTGATCATTTCCTGCGCATCGCTGAGGATGCTCATTGCCATCATAGCAGGGCCACTGAAACGAAACGTGAGACTGTCCTCGACCGCTTCACGCATCTGGGTCTCAGTGCAACCAAACATGCGAACTTGGCGTTTTTCTTGCTCGGTCAAACCACTGTAAATTGCTGTTGTCATCTCTATCTCCGTTCGTTCAGTATGTATATATTATGAACCCAATTAGCCCAAATGTCAAGCCTTTTTTGTTGTTTTTTTGCTACAAAAAACCTATATAAATCAACGACTTACAAGAGCGGGATTTTACTGTACGGTTTTCACACCCTTGTAAAACTTGATAGCACCTTTTAACGACTTGTTATTCAACACGTTGTCCGGATACACAATGATATCCATGATGCCGTCACCATCAAAGTCTGCCATTTCGGACATATGCTTATCAACATCATGCAATACAAACTTAGACAGATCGCCGATATCTAACTTTTTGAAAGTAGAGTCTTTCTGGTTGATATAGATACGACTGATCTCATTAGTCTTTCCTGGACCCACACTCATGACAAGATCATCATAACCATCTTTGTTGACATCGATGCATTGCAGTCTGCCACCAGTGAGATTAGTTTCCCCGGGTATGTTTAGAGCAGTTCTAATAAGTTCCTTACCTTTGATCGTGTATGCAGTTAGTTCGACATCAAAATTAAGATTTTCAAACTTTAATTCCGTACCGGAAGCATATAACGTTTTTAATGTGGGCATGTATGTGACACCTACAGAGAAGGGCTCACTATTACCCATTCTAACCGTGCAAAGATTTTCAACTCCGCCCATAGTACCGGCAAGTACATGCTTACCTTTATACTCATAGACATCAACTGGTTTTCTATCTCCGGCGTAATTGATTATAGATTGACCAGACGCTATTAATTTCATCTCAGGGTTCACATGATTAGTAGGGAACCATGAACCATTCTCCATATAGTAACCTTCTACACCATAATGTCCTCGAAAGAATGTTTGCTGTACCATCCTGTTCGATGATTTGTTATCAGTAGAATAGAAATTAAAAGTCACAGGACTGATGCCGGGAAGTATACCATCGTGTACAGTATGTAAACTCACTCCATTCCACATATATTTGTGATTCTGTCTATAGACTCCTAGATCGCTGGGGAAGCCGGCAGCGGTGACGAATTGTTTTCCATAATAGTCAACACCGTGACCTATGCTACCATAGTACTTACCTTCACCAGTCCTGTGCATCTTATACTTTTTGTTAGGTTGACTTACGTAAGCCACTACATAACCTGTGACTAACGAACCAGCATCGTTGCTCCTACCATCAGACTGATTAGTAGAGTAAAAGATATCTTTTAATCCGTCACCGTTGATATCAAGTATAGAATAAATGAATCCAGAACACGATTGGCTATCTCTGGTTCCCTCGATATACTTTTCGCTAGCGTCAACAAACTTGCCTTCACTATTCAATTCATAGATAACTGTCAAACTTTTGCAGGGCTCTGCTACATAACTACGCCATAATAGATCAGAACCTTTGCCCTTGTGAAAGGTCATGAGAAATTCAAGTTTACCGTCATTGTTGAGATCGACTGCTATGCTACCTGCCACCTTAGCGGGATAATTTTTACCCGAAAGATCAAGCGGCGCGCTAGCGTGTGCAGGATCAAAAAACCAGTACGTCAATGTAGGATCGGGGAAAGCACCTGCTACTTCTTGAAAGTAGTCTTTGGATACTACTGCGGCCTGAGTGACCGGGGCATTATTAGTAGTCGGGGCAGGATTACTTCCACCGCCACCGCATGCAGTAAGAATGATACTGCTAACAACATAAGCAACCTTGCGCATAATCGATATCCATAGTTACAACAGATATGACTATGTTAACAGATTACATGTAAAAGGTCAAGACCCTCTGCCCGTTTTTCGGGTAACTGCAGGGCCGCCAAAACCCTTACTTACCTTACCCTTTTTTCCGTTATTAGGATTGAACTGTCCTTTATTATTCGCTTGTATCGCTTTCTTACGTGCTAGTAATTCTGCGATTGGGTTTTTTGTTTTATTATCTTCGCTCATGTGAATATAGGTCCTTCTGTTTCAGGTCTCAACGACCTGTTATTTTTAAAACTAAAGTTCTTGCAAAATACGCTGGTGCACCAAGCATTATAATTATTCCAACCTGGACCCCAGAAATCTATTCGCTTATACCCTTTATCTATCAAGTACTGTTGCAAAGTGTTATACTGCCAGCGATCACTGTTGTCCAATATGATCAACGTATCGTCTCTTGCTCGTTCGACGGCTAACACACCGCTTAATGCTCTAGCCATACCGTCTAACACGATCACATCAAAATATCCTTGTGGATAATTATATAAAGTGCTGGCGTAGCCAGCGAATTCGTTGTTAATCAATCCATGCCTGACATCGTGATCCCTGTCATCACTACGTATCTGCGGAAAGTTTGTAATGAAGTTGTTTACGACTTCCAATGCATCATCGTGTACTTTTGCATTTTGATCTACTACATGTATCACTGCATTAGGTGCCTTTTCTTTGACATGATCTACCCAGGTGATATCATGCTCGACACTAACTGTTTCTCTCACGTAATTGTTAAAGAATAGTGTGCTGTATCCACAACCATATTCGAATACTTTACTTTCTTTTGACAATACATCTTTTAAGAATGCGATTGCTGGAAATGTCATCCACGGGGTCACACCTTCTTCATCGCAAGGATGATCATGGAACCATCCATGCTCTTGCAAATATAGGTATGCGTGTGTGCTTAAATGTGAACTAAGATCGTTGGTGAGACTTAAACGTTTTACACCTTCGTGTTCTACTAATACTATAGGTTTTTTCATGTCTTTGCTGATTCAAGATATTCTAAGAAACTGCCATATAATGTGATCATCATGGCAATTTTACTATCATATATGCGTATATATGCTGTTTTAGCCTGCTGATTTTTTAATCCTATATACCAAGGACATTTTATTTTTTTGCCTAGTTTCAGCGTGAACCTCTTTAGGTCTTCTTTTTTCAGACCTTTATGCTTGTCACCCACAAACAAAGGAAAATCATAATGCTCTATCTCAGCGAGTGAGAAGGCATCCATACCGTCTTCAGTAAGGCGCAGGCCAGAACCACTGCGTCCTGTAGCCCACCATTTAAATAACAAATCGTTGATTGAGTTTTTAGGTTGAGATAAGTCTATCTCTAGTATTTCTATCAGTGCTTGTGTGATAAGTTCTTTATTCTTCATCTGGGTAAACTTGTCTACCCTGGTTCATGAACACCACTGTAAACTTATCAGTTTTGAATTGATTGTTTAACTTACGACACAAGTTTCTAGCATGTCCTGGATTACTGAAACTAGTCTTTTTATACTTAGGAGCCGCTTCGTTCGCTAGGTAATGCTGACTCTTGAGATTGATCGGTTGTCCCTCATAAAACACAGCCCAAATACCAGAAGCCTCTACTATCTGGTCGCACTTGTACGTTGTTTTGTCAACATGCTCAAGTATTATTTTTGGTTGTGTTCTGCTCATTTAAATTTTCCACCTGTAATCTCTACTTTGATAACTTCCTCAGTTTTTTTATCCTCATTATTAAGTTCATGTAGATCAGCAAGTAACTTCGCTATCTCATCCCTCAATACTCTAGCCTCTGACATGGGTAAAACAAGATCCTTAGACCTTTTGCTGTCCAAATGAGAGACTTTATCCATGAATCTCTTTATCTGAATCATCTTAATTATTTATGTGTTTTGGCCTCATCTTCTGATTTAAACGGACCCTCATAGGGGTATCGCTGTATGAAGATGTATTTGGGGCAAAAAACTGTCTGATTATGTCCATTTTGATCTATATTAAACCATCCTGCTACATGATAACACTTGCTTTTTGTCGTTTTTGTAAAGATATGTAACTTACGCTTGACATCAAACATATTGTTATATGTCTTGTTAGTAGTAGGATATTCAGGATAAGGCATCTCTACCTTAGTCCTATTACTCTTCATAGGTTGAAAACTAATCTTAGTCTTCTTTTGTATATCCTTAGTATTGTTAAATTGTAGTGTGCTACCATTGATCATGACTTCATAGCCCGCGCTATTGGCCTGCACATTACCTACTTTTTTCTCACCGTCAGTCACGACCCAATATTGGTCTTTGATGATTGGTTTCGCTATTAGTTCTGTCATATTTCCTCTTTACGTTATCTCTATGAAATTAAAAATCTGTACTATCCTAGCATCTTCATCTTGCTCTCCGAACACCGGGCCTATGCCATGGAATTTGTTAGCAGGATATAGCAAGAATCTATTATAAACAATGTTTGATACAGTGTGTATAGTCCATTTATCTAATTGGTTAAATTCATTATTTTGAATAATATGCTTAAGATGCTCTTTGCTCAATGCTCTATCTGAGTTGGTTGACTTTTGGTTATAAAAGATAGTACCGGGGGTGTCTTCTCTGTTTTTAGAAAGATACAACACACCCGCATAATAATTGGCATCAACGGAATCCGCATGTAACAAGTTTGATGATACCGTACCTTTTTTACTAATCCTAAAAGAACCGTTATCCATCTGTCTCAACTGGCGCATATTCTTATTTAGAATCTTAGAAATTTTCACATCGATCCAAGTAGGGGAATACGTATCCTTGCTCATTTTTCCTGGCCAAGGTGCATCACCAAACTTATAGCCTGATGATTTTTTATCTTCGTAATATTCGGAAGACAAAGCCATATCTCTGATACTATCAGGATCATCATAGAAATCATCGATTATGATTAATCCTAAATTCATTCTGATATGCTCTCCCAAAACAATTCGTTATCCTTGACATTTGCTATGGGTTTGAGCCAACCTCTATCAATACAATCTAGTAAAATTGATTTATATTCCCTAGGACATTTATCACTAATTTCAAACCCTGCTCTAGGTGCCATAACTAATCCATCGATAATATGAAACTTTGGATCACCCGATTTAAGAGTTCGAATAGATGTTTGAGTAACCTTAAACATTTGCCAACTCACCTGTATAAGGATTGTTCAACCACTTTGCATAACTATCAGCCTGGTCGCTGATCTTTTGCAATTCATACTTGCCACAAAACTTCATGAAGTGAACACCAACTTGCGGTGTCGTCTTGAGGCGCACACCTGTAGTGATGCTAGCATCAACTATCTGCTTAATTTCATCAGGCTGCGCAGTCAGATCAATCAATAATCTATTACGTTCATAATCTTCACGTACACGATGTTCGACACCATCGGGGTCTACCCAACGCTGTAGCATCATGTTGTTCCAATTAAAGCCCTGCTTAGTGCGGTCAGCATATGCTTCGATGAGACCGACTTTGTTCTTGCTACCCTTAGTACGCACTCCAGGATAAGCACTGAACACATTATCACCCGCGTCACCGCGCATGATCTTCTCAAACAATACAAATTGTGGATCACCAAGCAACTTGGGTTCTTTAGTCTTTTTATCTTTGACTGGCTTACCCTTGTCATCAAAATAACCTTCAAGAGTAATTAGTTGGTTTGCGACACCGTTGTACTGCTTGACGTTGGGTGCGATCAATTGAATATAGTCTGTGTCGCTACTGATGATCACATGTTCATCGTTGGGATGTAGATGTACGAATCGTGCGATGAGGTCGTCTGCCTCAGCACGTTCATGTCGCAACACACTTACGTTAGTCTTCTCACGCAAAAACGTAGTGAACATATCATACGTTTCCCAGAACATCTTATTTTCTTCTGCTTCTGCCTCAGTGAGGCTTTGCTCTGCAACTTTACGATGTGCCTTATAAGGTGCATACACATCCTTGCGCCAACTACGACCCTCAAGACAGAATACGACATGATCGATTCCATATTTGCGAACAGCCTGATTGACACTTGATAATGTCAAGTGCAGAGCCATGCCGATCTTTTCCCAAGTATCGCTATTGCGACTGGCAACATGTCGGGCACGGAAAAATGTATTAGCAGTATCAATCAGAGCATATTTCACAATCACACCTATTTAGTAGAATAATATACGTATATTATACTAGGTGTTTGCGAACATGTCAACTAACTTAGGTACAGCCTTTACCCAAAGTTAAACAACATGATACCTGTGGGTTCGACTTTGTTTTTGGACAGTACCATTATGCTTTCATCTGTATTCAGATTTGATTTGGCACTAGGTCGTACCTTATTCTTAAGGTCAGTGGTCTGTATATGATGATAGCCCAAACTTTTTGCCAAGGATAAAGTATCCTCGTACAATTTATAATTTGAAAAATTCTTTATGTTAACTAGCAATTTACCTTCAGCAATTAGATATTTGTTGATGTTCACCAATGTGGGCTTAAGATAATTGTCTAGCCATTGTTGATAAGTAGTTCCGGGTTTATACGAT